GATGGCGCCCGTAAAGCGTACTCGTGTCCGTAAAGGACCAGAAATCTCGGCTTCCCACGGTGAAGGTGCTCATTCCCATCCCAAGTCGGCCAAAGCTCGACGACAGGGTGAGAAGGAGGCCGTGCGTAAACTTGTTGACCTTGGTAAACTGGTAATTTTGGACGTCGGAGGCAACTCTGACCGTACTGTCCATTACCCTGATGCCAAAATTCACTCACTCAATCCTACTTTGGACCGACGCGATGGAGTCAGAGCGTTGAACCGAAGTGGTGAACGAAAGTGTGGTCACACACTTAAGGACTTCAACACTGGTGTCTGCACCTGTGTTAAACCAACCGCTGCGATGTTTGTTCACAGTCATTACAGCGTCCCTATTGCGGATTTCATTGACCTCGTCTACTTGGTTGATGTTGTGGCTGTCGTCTGCCACGTCTTCAAGGAGGGTAAAGGGACAACACATGGTGAAGGCTCCTACGAACTACAAGGTGACACGTTAACGCACAACGTAGGTGGAAACACTTACCTACAAAAATCTGGTGGCTGGCTGTTTGACGACAGTCTTCCTTCTACCGTGAGTGTTTCTGAACACACACATTTCGACGACACTTGGGTGTATCTTGTGACCCGCGGGGATTCATACCCCGACGATACTAAACCAGTACTCGAGACCGACACGTCGAACAACGCGCGAGCGACCATCAAGCTGTTACAACAGCCCTTCCCCTTTGTTCCTTGGTATAAACGCCAGGTGACATTCGATGAAGGAGTGGTCCGATCAGTGTGGGAAGCTGTTCCCCTACCAGGCGCTAACCTGAAAGCCGTCCAACGGTCCTCGGCCGCCGCAGCCATTAGGCGTGCTGCCAAGAAGTTGGATGCTACAGAGTTGCGGCATCACCTACGTAATGTTGACACCATCATAGATGGAGTCAAGGAGGGTGATGTTTGGTATCGTAAGCAGTGGGCTCGAAACCTTTTCTATGCACTAACAACTGTGACCTCGGTTGGTGTATTGATCCTCATAGGCCTCTTGTCTACTGTGCTCATAGCAGTACCTCACGAAATCTTAGCTACTATAGCCGTTATCTTGCTTGGGGGCTCCCTCCACTTTTGGAGCCCGACACCCAGTCAACCATTCAAGGTACACACCACGTGCCTGGGTGGTTCCACCGCACGCATCCGCAAAGGTGCCCGCATCCAAAACGGTGTGGACATTTGTGCAACGCGTGTTGGAGCTACCTTGGTAGGTCCGGCCATAGCCGGCGACATCTGGATTCCGTCCATGTGTACATGCAACTTTGAAGCTGCATTGCGTGAACGGGGCCTGATGCCCGTCGACTCGCCAGACCACGGAGTTTTTGCCGATTTTCCACAATTCGCAGAAACGGTCCTTCCATTTGATGAAGTGGATCCCACACCCTGGGATGAGTATGTAATGGCTCTCCCTGCACACCGGCGCAAGCCACTAGACAGGATCCACGAACAACCAGCAACTGACCAACCAAAGTTGTCTGCCTCTGCACATGTGAAGCAGGAACCGTACCACGAGGACAAGGCACCTCGTTTGATCCAAGGTACGAACCTGGCATTCCAAGCTGTAACAGGACCATCAATCCGTGCGTTGAGTAAGAAAGTAGCTGAGCATTTATCTGACGGAGATGCGCAGCGTGTTCACTTCCGTTACGCCTATGGCATGACGACGGTCGAAGTAGGTGAGTGGTTCACTGACGGCATTCTGGCAATCGAAGCCGGTCGCGCCGATATGTGGGTCCTGGCCTGCGGTGATGACAACCTCATCCTCTTGTCAACTGAGGAAGGAGTTGTGGCTTTAGAAGCCGATGGAAACCGTTTTGATGCACGGTTCGCACA